TTTGTTTGCTCTTTTACTACCATTAAAATCTTTAAGTGGAGCAGCGTATCTTTTAACTTCTGCACGACCTGCAGTATCTGGCTTGTAATTCTTTGGAGCTAATGATGGTTTATTGGCAGCCTTAAGTCCACGTGCATCTGCTTTTATTTCTGCTTTTGCTGCCTTTACAACTCTTTTTGCAGGTGTTGTAACTTGTTGTTTATAAGCCTTCTTTTGTGCAATCTTTGAAATTACTTTGCCTGCAACCTTGGCAACCATAGCGCCAGTCATACCAGCCTCAACTGATTTTACTTTGCCTGACTTTACGCCTGCTTCAAATACTCTTTTAGCATTATCCTTTTTACTAGCCTTTGGATAAGCACCTGTTGGTCTTTTAGCAGCCATTATTTACTCCTCATATACTTAGGAAACATTTCGTCAGCTTTCTTTTTTGCTACAGCAGCTGCTGCTTTTTTCTTTGAATCTTTAAGAATTTTTTGTGTAACTTTTTTTGGAATTGGTTGTTTCTTTTTGTCGTTGTAACCCTTGAGTTTTACATCAGCGTCTGATGGAATACCTTTTTTATTTTTACTTGGAGGAGTCTTACCCTCTTTAAGAAAATCATTAAGACCTTTAGGTTTTGGCTTTGGAGCAGCAGTTTTCTTAGAACCTGTTGCAATATTTCCTGGTTTTGAAGGCATAGTTCCAATTGTCTTACTTGGCTTCATAGGCATAGGTGCTGGAGTAGAACGTTTTGAAAGAGAACCTGGCTTTGGCTTAGGAGTAGCAGCCATTAGCACTTACACGCTTTCTTTGACTTACCGCACTTCTTGCACTTCATAGCTGATGTTGCTGTCATTTTCTTTTTAGCCATTGTGGTCTCCTAGTTAGATGAAGGTTTTGTTTTGCTCTGCGAATAGTTCATCTAGGTTGACAACTGTTCGCTTGCCTATCTCGTGACGAGAGAGGAATGGGTTTGCTAGGTGATGCTTTGAGTACTTGCCGTAGTTGAGCATCTCACGTGCGCGGATTTCACAGAACCAGAGCGCCATTACTAAGTCAGTCTTACCCTTAGTAGTTGGAGACCAGGTAATCAATTGCTCTATCAGAGCCTTGACATTTTCAGTCTGATCTGAAGGTAAGTGAATAAGATTATCTCGATGGTGCTTGCCATCGTGTTGTTTGGTACCAAAGAGGCTAGACATAGAGGCTACGCCGAAGCCAGCATCCCATTTGTTAGAACCGGTATGGTGTTCCTTAAATTGAACGCCACGTGTTGCTAGGTGCTGACGGATACCTTCATCTTGTGTAAGGAAGGACTGGAAAGCGTTCTTCTCTACTATCCACTCACTAGGTGAGTAGATAGAGGTCCAGTCAAATATTAAGTTACGTATTGCTGCAGGTGATGGACGACTAATCTTGATAGCATCAATGATGTATCTCTTATTAGTACTGCGATCTACTGCATAACAAATAGCTGCAGTATCACCAATCATCGCAGGGTCTAACCCACAGATAACAGTAAAGCCGTTAAGGTCTCGCGGATGTCCTGGATGTCCAGCAATTAGTGGACCCGACTTACGCATTCCATCAATCGAACCACGAACACATACAGGGTCAAAAGCAGAGTCATCTGATATGTCCTGTTGTTGGTAGATCAATGCCCACGTAGAGGCATCCATTGATTGACGTTCATTAAATAAGTTGCGGCCTGACCAGCGTGGGTATAGTCCAGTAACTTCATCCTTATCGGATTCAGCCTGACCGTCAAAAGGTGCATCTGATGCAGGCCACAAAGTCTCCCACTTGTCGGGGTTCTCATCAGCCGTTAAAAGCGCTGGCATTGCTAGATACGTCCAAGGGACTAAGCCGCCTGGGTATCTATCTTCGTTGCGTAGTTCTTTATATAAATCTACAGATGCTACGCGGGTACCGATAATAATTAACTTACCTGTTGGGTTAAGGCGGGACCGCACGTCCTGCGTTAGCCATTTAATCTGTCGCTCAAAGTCATTGGCGTTTGATAACGTCACTGCGTCATCTACAATAATCATATCGGCACGCTTGCCGTAAATCTGACCGCCGATACCTACGGCTTCAATGTTCGGATCTTTTTCACCAGACTCGCGGAGTTCATCTCCGAAGGTGATACGGGTTGCCTGCCACGAAGCTGACTTAGAGTTAAAGCCAACACCAGCAGCATATGCCTGCTGGAGCTGCTCATACATTGGGTGGGTAAGTCTTTGCTTAATAGCGTAGAGAAAGTCTGCCGCTAGGCGCTGAGTCTGGGAAACAATCAAGACTCTAAAGTTTGGATTCTGGGCTACCATCCACGTTACGTAGTCTACGGTTATCGTCATAGACTTGGCGTGGTTTGGCGGAATGTTAATCAGGATGCGGTTATTGGCAACGCCTGGCTCGTACTTCATTGCCGGATGTAACCAACCTGGCGTCCTGCCTTCAATCACATCTACGATGTTCTTCTGATGGTTAAAGGTCTTAGAGTGCAAGAAGCGGGAACGGAATTCTTCAAAGCTGATATCGTGGACATCGCCTGAGGCAAAGGACTTGTCCTTGAGTCCGAGACGGGTACGATCAATTTTATCGGTAAATACTTTGTCGGTGCGACGGTAGTACTCATACGTCTTCATAGACTTACCGGCTGAGCCACAAGCCTGCTCAATAGTCATACCTTCTGCTACACAGCCAAGGATAATTCTCTTGGCTATGTCGGCGGAATTCTCTGCCACGTATATCTCCTCAAAGCGCCGAGTGGCGCGGAATGCCTTCTTCGTTTATACCGGCTTGAGGATGTTTTTAATAAAATACCGGCTTAGGAATTTGATAGAACTATCCCAACTAAAACCTGCGACTGCAGGTACTGGTCGGGCTTGGCGCCCGAACGAGCCACAGCGAAGTGAGGGGTAAGTCGTAGCTCGTCCTTAGGGGACTCGCGTAGCGGCAGCGAAGCGCATCATTCGGGGCTGTCCTCACTTACAGCCCCTACTATATAGAAGGCAGGAAATTTAGACCATTTCCCGCATTGGTAAAAAATACTTTACGTTTGTGGTACACATCACAGTATTCTAGTAGCTGACCTGCGGTTTTACTAGATCACCATTTCACTTTAGGAAAAATATTTATAATGGGTATATAACCCCCCGCGCAAAAGAATTAAGCAATGGGGGGTCGGTTATTGCCTAATTCTAGGCCTGGCGTGCCTTAATTGCTGGCCTGCAGTGCAGTGCTGGCAGTAAGTGATGCAGTGAAGGGATACTAACCTAATGGCGGCTCCTAGACTTAATAACATCTAAGTAATAAGGCCGCGCTACCTGCTTAACACTGCATAAGATCCGGGAGCAGCTAAGGCATAAGCAGCTGCAGGCTAGGCCTTCGATACCGGCCAGCAGTAGGCAATAGGTAAGAGGTAAGGCCGCCGCGCTCCCCTAATAATCGTTACCTAATCGTTACCTAATTAATACGCGCCTCCTATTGCATAAGGCCAGGCAGTGCTATACCGTACGCAGTAGCAGCTCATAAGGAGTTGCTTATATATCGGAGGCATATTATGAAGGTAACTAACCAGCAGCTTGAAATACGCGTTAAGGCTATCGAAGGTTATATGAAGGAGCAGGGATTATTAGAAGGAGAGACTCTCCAGGACTCACCTTATGAGTCTATGAAGGAGCCGCACTTAATTCTGCAATATGGATCCCCTACCTATGGCGCAGCCTGGCGCCTATTCGCTACCGGAGGCACTCACTATCGCAGCGCACACTATGATCCTATGCACTTAACACTAGGATACTTAGGCGCTACACGTAGCGAAGCCTGGCAGACACTAACTGGAATATATACAGCGCTAGGAGCTATCTCCTGGAAGGCGCAGCGCGAGGCCTACGCAGCTAAGGAGGCTGCACTATGAGCACTATTCGATGCACTAACTGCCAGGCTCCTACTAATGAGCTGGCCCTATTCCCGGGAGGCATATGCGTAGACTGCTACGCAGTAACTCCGGAGGCTAATGCGCCTATTACCGCGCAGCAGCTATCTAGATTATGGGGAGCACGCATATGAGAATAACCAGGAGAGGATACGCAGTGCTAGGTATTAGCCTGGCACTGCTGGCCATAGGCTTATTCTATCTAGCAGGCCATATATGGTACGTGCCAGGCGAAGGATACTGCCGCGGCACTATGGCGCAGTGTTATGGAGAGGAGGCGATTAAGTGAGAGAGTTAATTATGAAGGAAGCGGAGATAGTAATGCAGCGCTTAGTGGAGAGTATTAGCGATCCAGTGGACCGTAACTATTACCAGGGAAAGATAGACACACTATCCTGGATGCTTAAGCAGTTACCGGATAAGTAGGGTATAGTACGGTAAGGGTACGCAGCTTATTCTCCTTCACTGCACGATAGTGGAGGAGAATAAGAAGTAGATCCCTACTTCACTAATGAGAGAGAGAAGGCAAGATTATGGCAAGGAATAAAGTATTACCTACGTGTAAGAGCTGCGGATCTAATGAAGCTCTTTACGTTACTTTACGTAATGGAGAGAGACTGCCTAGCTACGTAATGAAAGTAGCGGACGGTATTTATTGTAATGACTGCGCGGGTAAACTATGAAGCGCGCTAAGCAGTATACGCAGTTAGTAGACGTGGAGTCCGGAGAGGTTATCGCCGCGTGCGAACTTACTCCAGCAGCAGTGAAACGTATTATTAAGCAGTACCAGGTATACGGTTACTATCTTAAGGAGGCTATCTAATGTTTAACCTAGTCGAGCACGTAGATCATAGTATCGCGCTTAAGTTAAGTGATGATAAGAATAATCTAGAAGTATTGTGTTGGACCTGCCACGATACACGCACTGCAGCACGTATCGGCAGCTTTATTATAAGAGAGGCTATCTAATGAATGCTAAGCATAATAAGTTTATTAATGAGATAACACGTAAGTGTGTAGATACCTGGACCTTAGATAATAACTATCGAGTGAAGGTATATACGACGCACGATAAGGTTAAGAAGGTGTATTGGAGCACGATTAGCGAGTGTGAGGTGGAGGCCAGCGGTACTAGCGGCATCTATTTCGAGCGCCATAGAATGCACGAGGATCTTAATAAGTTAGCCGGTAAGGTAATCGCTACACGCTATAACCCTTCTAATATGGTTAAGGCGCACGATGATGCGCTATATGCAGTACGCGAGCTAGTGGACCAGCTACTCCAGGCTAACTATGAGAAGGAGGAGGTGAGCGCGTGATTAATAAGTGTGATGACTGCGATAGCGAGATTACGTTCACGCTGGAGGCTTACGGTAACGGGCAGTTAATGAGAATTGACTGCCCTAAGTGTGGAGTTAGTTACGATACTAACCTGGACCCAGTGGACGTGGAAGGGAGAGAGTGTGCCGATAGTCGAGATTAATATATTACATAAGCTGTACTGCATAGATACCAACTATGAGAGTGAGCTACTGGCGTGCGTAGAAGGCGCACGACTGAGAGACTTATACCAGGCTGATTATCCTGGAGACGAAGTCTACTTTACAACCACAATACTAGACGAGAAGGAGAGAGACGATGACTGAACCAACGAAAGAATATTGGCAGGCTAAGGCACAACTATGCGAGAAAGTTGCTATGGATCAGCTACTGAACGCGGATAGTGCCGGAGCTATGCGTAATCTAGAGCGTATGGTATATGCGCTTAGCCGTGTAGGTATCACGAACGAGAGAGAGGGCAAGGACAATGATTAGTAATGAGTTATTAGTAGAGGCATTATGGATAGCCAAAGATAACTTTGACTATGACGGAGAGTATGAAAAAGCTAAAGAGGTAGAGTCACATATAAACGAACTGGAGGGCAAGGACAATGA